ATGCCCGACATGGTATTTCATTCTGTCCAGGTATCCCGGGTTACCGGGGATTCCTGCGTTTCCAGTACTCCCAGCTGCTATAGACATGGGGATTCCATACGATGGAACCAACGGTGTACCAGACTCAGCGTACCAGCGAGGTCCTGGCCACAGGATCGCAGCTGTTCCGCATGTTCCTAAGGAACCCCATACTCCTTGGAGTCCCACTGTAGAGATACTCGTAGTGCTCCCTGTAGACGCAGTCGAAGTCTCAATCCATGAACATGATGGTACTGGTCCTGATTGGGCTTCCAGCACCTTCTTAGCAAAGCGAGCTTTCTTTATCACGGATTTTGACATCTTCCGTTTACGAGCCACGACCACGCCCGACGGAGCTGAAGTCGTATCCATACCAGAAGCACTTTGAGTGTTCTGCGTCTGCTCACTAGCGTAGCTACTACGCTTATTATTGTGATGATGTTTATAATTCCCATAGGCACGGATAGCACCACCAGCAAGGCGAGCAACAGCTGCAACGCCAGCTCTACTGCCGCCATAGGGGTGTCTTCGTGCGACATGTTGGGGCATTTTGGAAAAAAGACGCACAAACTTTCAGGAGGAGCTGGCACAGCTAGTATTACCTCCTGAAAGCAAGTGCGGTGTTGATATTTCCAACTCCGCGCTGCGTAAAAATTTGCATTAGTTTCCGCGTTATTCCATTGACGCGCAGCAGTGCGCGAGCACTGTATTGCATAAGTAGAGAGGGCATTTCAGCACAGCACAGGATATGCCCGCAGTTGCCAATGCCAGAAGCCGTAGTTTCTGTATCACAATCAACAATCCCGACGACCACCCCGATACAGTTGCACGGTGGCGTGAGGCTGCCGCCTCCGCCGCCTATGCAATCGAGGGTGCAGAGGTGGGGGCCTCAGGGACCCCCCATTTCCAGTGTTATATTCACTTCTCCAACGCCCGCTCCTCCCGCTCGATCATATCCGCTATCCCTGGTGCGCATGTGGAGATCGCAAGAGGCTCTGCACAAGACAACATCGATTACTGTTCCAAAGATGGGAATATTATCGAGTACGGAACCCGACCCGCCCGGTCGGTGAACGTTGGTCAAATGAATCAGGCGCGCTGGACCGAGGTCAAGGAAGCCGCTAAAAGAGGGGATATGGAGGCCATCCCAGCAGACATCTACATCCGATACTATGGGGCGCTGAAGGCGATCGCGAAGGATCACATGCAGCCAGTGGCGGATCTCGACGCACCGTGTGGGATTTGGCTCACTGGCGAGTCTGGTGTGGGGAAGTCCTATGGGGTTCGCCAAAAGTTCGGAGCGACTGCTGTGTACAATAAACCTGTCAACGACTGGTGGGATGGGTACCAAGGACAAGAGGTGGTCTTAATTGAAGACATTGATCCATTCAATGTAAGCATTGGCGGTAGCCTTAAGAGATGGGGGGATAGTTATGCGTTTATTGCATCCGTAAAAGGATCAGCAATGCGCATACGTCCTAAGTGGATAATTGTGACCTCACAATATCGTATTGGTGGCGTGTGGCAGGATATAGCAACCACTGCTGCTCTTAATAGACGGTACAAGACAGTTAACGTAGTTAGAGAAGAACCAATTAATTGGGACGAGGTTCTAGGGTAATAGGTTTAGGGTTTTAGGGTTTTACATACACTCCCCTAACAACTAGGATTTTAGGGTAAACACGCGTAGCTAACTAATGCATCGTTATAGGCCCTTTATATTAACCAAGAGAAGTCGCGGTAGCCAAAGCTGTTGGGGTCTTTTGAGAAGTCGAAGACTGATACTCAGATGGGTACACTGGCTTGTAGTGTGTCAATCTGTTAGTCACCACTCTAATCGGATTGGTGGCGGTATTAAACGCTGAATCATATCGCGAGATGATGATGATTCCTTTAGTCCAACCCTTTGTGGCGTAAGGGCACTCTGAGGTTACCACGTTGAATGCACCAGCAGTCACATCCGTCAAGTTGTCATTAATGATGGACACGGTACGTGGCCCCATCGACATTTTGCGGTGTGTAGTTGAGTTAGGATTCAGCATGATTTCCTCCTTCTTGAGGAACTTCCAGTAGTTGCCTAGTCCAGACGCTGAAAGCGGATTGAATCCGGCACTTCCAGTACTTGGCACGCTTACACCTAGTACAAAGGGTGCCACATCCATTTTGCCGTTGATGGTGATCCACGCGTTTAGTGGGGTAGCATAATCACGGTCATTGATATCCTCTTTAGCAACGAACTCCCAAATCTCCATTTGTGCCGCTAGGTTAGAACTGTTGATGATTTGGTGCATGATCTCATGATGCCCGACATGGTATTTCATTCTGTCCAGGTATCCCGGGTTACCGGGGATTCCTGCGTTTCCAGTACTCCCAGCTGCTATAGACATGGGGATTCCATACGATGGAACCAACGGTGTACCA